AGTTTAAAATTCAAAACCCGAATGATAAAAAGAACAAACAAACTCATAAAAGATAAGGAAGACGAATTAAAAGCAATGGGGGGTCTAGCGAAAGGCGGATTCATTGTAAACAAACCAACCTATCTTCCAAACTCTGGTATCGTTGTTGGTGAGCATGGAACATATTCCGGCCGAGGTGCAGCTTATGGTGGTATTGCAGACGGAGGCCCAGAAGCAGTTATTCCTCTGAGTAGTACTCGTGCGGGAGCATTTATTGACCCTATGGCACAATCTGTTGCTGGTCAAGTAATGAATCGATTACAAATGGAACGTATGAGTGGTGGTGCTGGTGGAATGGAAGGTGCTAGTGTCGTAACTGGAAATGATATGAGTTCCAATCAAGTAAGTAATAACACTACTGTAATAAACAACCCTTCACCTATCGGCCAAACGCTTCCAGATGAAGGGAGAGATTTTGTTAGTAAAGTTGCGTGATTACGCTTCTGCTAACTTCTTGAAGTAATCAAGGTTATCACCATCACTAGATGATTCACTTGAAGGAGTACTTGTGATTGGGCGACCACCATCAAATGGAGCACTAGTCGCTTCAACAGAAGCTGGTGCTGACATCGCAGGAGATGGAGTGTTACCAAGAACAGTATCCAAACGAGTTTTCAGGTCATCAAATGACTTGAAATTACTCTCATTGACAAATTCTTCCAATGAGTGTTGTGACTTCCAAACTGTTTCCATCTTGTCATCGTCATCTAACAAGGGTGCCGCAGTAACGAACTCCGACTTATCATAGTTTGAATACCCATCAAGTTTACGAATCTTCAGTTTGAAGTTCGCACCATCCCAAAGATTGAACACATCTACTTGTGTCTCATCTTCAAATTCAGGATTAGCCATAGAACTAACCATGTCAAAGATTTTCTTTCCATAACGGAAAAGGAAAACTTTACCTTCGTTTTGGGGATTCGCCTTGTCTTCTACGACAAAGATATTAGAGAAGTAAGTCAGTCTTCGTTTCTGTTTACGAGCGATCTCTTTGTTCGCTTCGATACCAGAGTTCCAAAGAGTAGAGTTATACTCTGCCAATGGATCTTTCTGACCAATAGTTGTCAAGGAATTTTCGATATACCATCCGCCTGGACCTTGAAATCCGTGATTGAAAACACGCACATAAGGCATATCTTCATTCTCAGGTGATGGGAGAAAACGAATTACAGCGTAACCGCTTCCAGATTTATCCAATTCTGCTTTCCAGAATCGTTCATCTTCGCGACTGAAATTGTTTTTGGGGTTGTTGATTTTCTCAATCGATTGATTGAGTCTTTCTAAATCGGCAGACCGATTCTTCTTGAGTGATGCAAATGAACTTGCCATCTTTTTCTCCGTATTTCTGGTTATCCACTTTATTCATAATATAATTCTACTTGTTTTCTCAGTATGTCAACATATTTCTGCTTATTTAAATTCAAAAAAGGAGCATAATTATTACACATACTATATAGTTCCGGCCAAATGACCGATTCCTCAATCTTCTCATTGAATATTGAGGAAAAATTCAGAATCAAATCTAGAACAATAAAAGATTCTACTGAAACATCTTCACCAAACACATGATGAAGCATTGGAGGATGTTGACCATCCACCACATCAAAAATGGAATTGAAACTTTTGTTTTCTTCAAACAAAGAACCAATCTCATTCTCAAATACATAAGGAAGACTTTGTATCTTTGCCTTCCAAGCAATATAATTATTCCTACCTTCTGGTGAGGTTACATTGCCCACCCACAAATCCCTTGTCTTCACAAAATTGGATACAAGAAACTTAGTGAGATCTTCTTCTTTATAAATTTTTGATAATCGAACAAAGTGATGTTTGTCTCTTCTTCTATCGAAAGACGATTCATTTGCTCGTACCTTACCGTTGAACTTGAAGTAATCATAACTCGTTCTGTTGAAGTGTTGTTTCAACGATAGGTATTTTTGGTACACTTCAAAGGGTCGCACTTTTGGTATCATATAGGAAGTTTGGATGTCTTTGGCATAAAATGCAAGGTCTCCGCTTCTTCCCTTAGTTTGTTTTTAGTTTTGATATTAATTAAACCAGCAACTGTTTCCGACTCAAGACCATTTTCATCAGCATGATACATTATAGCATCAAGATAACTCATCTTTGTCGTTTCAACAATTGTATTGATTTCATTATTGTATCGTTCACTCGTAAACATATTAAGTAATTCTGTCATACTGTAACTCCATAATATTTAATTATAACAAATTGTGGTTTCATTGTCAAGTTAAATTTAAACATTCGTATTTTTCACCGCTTCACCTTCTTTGTGTTCAGGATCGTCTTTATCTTTGAACCAATAATCCGTCGCCTTCGCGAGCACTGCGACGTACGCCCCAACCATGATATTAATCAGATCGCGAGAATCGGCTGGTAATGTTCCGAAAAATAATAACCATATTAAAAACAAAAAAGTTAAAACTATAATCATAGACAACGAAAATCGTGCCCACCAATTCAACTTCTTTCTTGTTTCAATTTTCTCATAACGTAGCGCTTCCATTGGATTACTCTCCCATAATTTTTGTTCTTGGTCTTCAATCATTTCTTCAGGGGTATTGACTTTTCCATCCTCTGATCTTTTTTTGTATATTTTTGAGTTCATTATTCCTATCCAAAAAATTGTGTAGAAGGGGGAATCTTCTGTTACGAGGCGATTCCCCAAACCCTACAGATTAATTATGCCGCTAAAGCAACCCGCGCAGGGGAATAATCTGAATTATTAGCTGCGAAAAAATTTGCATCTAATTTAGTTGATTGTAGTCAATCACCCGATTTGTTCTCTCCAATACTTTCATTAGCAATCGAAATCCATGTCAGCCCCAATTCGTTGTGTGTATGGTGGAGCTGGCGAGAATCGAACTCGCGTCTTACTTAACTATCCTTTTGGGTCATCAAACAAATTCTTTAAGTTCTTTATGATATTTATATTATACCAACTTATAAACGAAATGTCAAGACATTTTAAAGTGGTAAGCGTCACATACTTCTTTTAGTTTATGTATGTAATCTAGAGGATTGAATACTCTCCAATCGACTAAAATATCAGTATCCATTAATGGATTGTATTTGTCTTTTTCAAATCTTATTAGCATACAGAGAACCACCTTTTTCGGAATGACACCGTACATTTCGTATATCATTAGTGAATAAGCAGTTCCTTGAAGAATGTAAGATAGAATGTATTCTTCTTTCTTAATGTAAGTAGCAGTCTTCCAATCTATGACTGCTAGTTCACCTTCGTATTCAGCAATTAAATCTGTTGTTCCTGCTGTTTTTAATCCATCAGACCACAATGGTAATTCGATACCACGAATGTTATCTATTCTCTCATCGATTTGTGGTGTAGCGAGTTTGATTAATTCAATATGTTCTGGTGCGACTCCTTGTAGATAATTCTCATCACCGAGCATATATTTTTCTATTACGTTGTGTATTTTACTTCCACGAATAGAAGCTTTGGTAGAAATTCGTTGTGCTTTTTCGTGTCCAACTTTATTCCTCCAAGCTTGTATACCTGCTTTTGAAACTATTTCGTAAAGAAGATTTGTAATAGATGGATATGTGCCATTTGGAGCATGATACATTCTTCCATTGTTACCTGAGTTGTCTTGTTCGATTAGGTCTTTTCGATTGTCAAAAAGATCATAATTAAATTTTTTCATAAACTAACGAATATCAATAGTATTTCTTGGATGTAATTTTTTAATTTCTTTGAGGCGGTCTTTGAAACCAGCATCAATTTTTCTACCAGCATGATGCCAAGGGTCACCAATATGAGAAGTTCCAAATATATGTTTCACAGTTATCTCAGAACATTTTACGCAGGGTTCTTCAGTTGGTTTGTTTCTATCAACTATCTTCATGTTTTCTTCAAACTCATGTTCACAGGATGAACATTTATAATCATAATAGGGCATATCAGTTTCCTGTTATCAATGTTTATATTTTATTATATAGTTTCAATCTTACCGATGAATAGTAGATGTCAACAAATTCATTCCAGGCGTTGTAGGATATCCATACTTGTAATAAGATTTGGGTACTGTTAGAGCAACCTTATTCTTTTTCTTGATTTTGTAATTTACCGATGAACTCATAATATCTTTCGTGACAATCGTTCTTGTTATAGTAACACATCCGATACACACACCAGTAGTCATTTCTATACGACAACCCGCTGGAGCATTACAAACTTCCTCTGTAATGGTTTCGGTTTTCGCCATCAAAGTAGAACTAAGTAACGTCAAAAAACTTATTGTCAGTAGTAACTTTTTCATATCCAATCTCTATTAAAATTAAACTTTTCTCACTCTTCATGTACTATTATACAGAAAAGTGAGAGGTTTGTCAAGTCAATTCTTTAAAATTTTTAACGTTTTCTATAAAATATATGTCTATCTATAGATGCCATTACTTTCTTATGGTAACTCCACTTTGGAAATTTTTTCATCCAATTCGCGTGATAGTGCGTAGCACCATCTGTTATATCAATCAAATCTTCATCATAGTGACTTTCTAACACAATTACTGCAAGTGCTTGTGCAGATCTCCATGTTCTTCCTTCGTTTGGAATATCCAAACGACCGTCACAATACCACGAAAACTGACATCTATCTCTCACCGGAACATGATCTTTTAACTTAGCATCATAATAATGAATGCCTTCTTGCACTACACCACAAATGGTATTAGGATAACTCTTGTTGAGTTTACGATTAATCGTAACGTTTGCTACTGCGAGTTTTCCTGCTGTACTCTCCACACCTGCTTCAAAATAAATATTTTTTGCGAGACAATCGGCGTCTGCTGATGAATATTTAATTTTCAATTTGGGGGGTTGATAATAATTCGTATCGACCACTTTTTCAATTATTGATGGTTTTGAAATACTATCAATGTAAAATGGTGCCGAACTATTAAGTTGTGGAGCAGTATACCATAGTGTAGCAAATAAAGCAAGGAACATCCTTACTATTTTTACCATACTTGTATCCTCTGTTGGTTATTCAATCAGTTCACTAAAAATACATAAAATATCAATCTCAACCAAACTTGTAGTTATATTTATATCTTTTTACTCTTCTACAACCACTTTTTTCTTAGATTTCTTCTTTGGTTTTGTTGCAACCACCTCTTCTACTACATCTTCAACTACCTCTTCGGGTAGTAAATCTGGCCACACATCTCTAACCAATTTATATGATAATCCCTTATAAGACAGATTTTGGTCTTTGACAGCTATCAATAATTTGGCATCTTTCGCATCAACTCTTTCTAACAACTGAACATACATCGATTCTCTCTTCAACATCGAAAGATCGTGACCTCCACCTTTAACAAAATAATTTAGTTTTTTCACTTCAAAATGGATAGAACCTTCAGTAGAATCTGACTCTTGACTTGGTGTATAGGGTGGTGCACCTCTTGGAATATGCCACTTTACATCTGGATGAAAATTTAATTGCAACAATGCTCGGGTTGCATAATTATCTCTCGATTTGAGGATTTCTCTTTTTTCATCTCTTGTCTTGGCTTCGTCAACCATCTCAAGAGTTTCAATTACATTATGTTCAGCCATGTTATACTTCTCCCATAAATTGCTTGTCTGTCACTGCAACATTTTTTTTGATTTTAGGAACATAATTTTCTGATGTTCCGAATTCTGTCTCGTTCATATTCTTTGTCCACACTGCGGCAATATCTGGATAGAATACCCCTACAGACCTCTTAGGGGTTCCGTCAGAGTAATATGCCATCGCCACACATCTAGGAACCACTTTATGTTCTTCATCTTGACCCGAAAATACAGAAATCCAATCACCAGTTTTCAGATAATATTCACAGTATCGAACATATGCTTTCCTACCTGCAGATTGATTTTCTGAAGTTCTACGTTCTTTGTCTGTAGCACTCCTACTTCTTGATTGAGTGTTAAGAGCAGCGATCATTTCCTTATTGTGTTTTATCCACGCTTTAATGTTTTTGAAAGAATATGTATCTTCATCTGGTAAATTCAAAACCATCTTACTAATGTTCTTGTATTCAGAAGGAGCTTTCTTTGCTCTCATGAGTTTCATTCTCTCGCGAAGCGCCTCTCGTTGTTCTTC